TTGTTCCTGATGGATTACATGATGCCATGGTGGATGTCGAGGCGTGCTTGAAGTGTTATATATTGATGCATGGTTAGGTGTATTAATGTTTTCGGGAGCGTCTTTGTTTGCGTGATTTTTTATGGTGTTTTGCGGCAGATTTTTTATGGGTCTTTTTGTGGTGTTTCTTGTGGGGTTTTCCACCGGGTGGGTTACCGAGTAGGCTTCCAAAACCGAAGGGATTGTTATTTAATTTTTCTTCAGTATTTAAATCTTCTTTAGACGGTAATTGAGCTTTACTCACTGTTCTCTTAGCAGTTGATATTGGTGCAGTTGATATTGGTGCAGTTGATATTGGTGCAGTTGATATTGGTGCAGTTGATATTGGTGCATTTAGTGGTGATGCATTTGATATTGATGCATTTGATATTGGTGCAGTTAATACTTGTGCATTTAGTGGTGATGCATTTGATATTGGTGCATTTGATTCTGATGTGTCATCAGTTTCAATTGCATTAGTAGCTGCAATTGCTTGTCGATGTTCATTGATTTGCTTTTGTTGAGCAATGTTTGCTTGAATTTGTTCCACCATAGCAGCCGCTCGCTCATCAATGTCCTGCATTAGTTGTTTGTTTGCGGCAATAGCTTCTGGACTAAGCGTTGCATTATATAATATTTCATGAATCGTTGCTTTAAAATCATTCATTTCTTGTTCAATTAATTTTTTTTCCGCTTTAGATGCATCTTTAAGTTTTTGCGTAATTGCATCTACAACTGTAGATTGTATAGTATCAATATCAATTGCATCTATTTCATTAACAGCATTAGTAACAATTTGTGTAACCGAGTCCACCAGACCAGGTACTTTATTTCCTAATTTCTCAGCTAATTTAAAAACAACAAGTCCGGTGCTTAACATCGTCAATAATCCGGCCACATATGGCACATATTTTACAATTGATAGTAATACATTTATAATGTTTTCGATATTTTGATAGACTTCAGTCAATAGACCTGCTCCAATGGCTCCCTTTGCCATGTTTTTCAAAATCTTATAAAGAGTTTCGCCCATAAGTGAGCGTAAACATTCTGATACGACAGATGGAGCATTATATATGGCACTACCGGCTTTTTGACATAGCGCATATAGTTTATTTTTTACGTCAAGTGCAGCATTTTTTGCTTTCGACAGGGCAACTTCAATACCGGCAATCAATGTAACGATTTGTACCAAGTTTCCACCTCTTTGTTTTCCACCTCTTTGTTTTCCACCATCGTTGATTGTGATTTGTTCTAGTGCGGTAATCAGTTCATCCACATTTGCTTCGGTATAGTTAGCATTATATTGCTCCATAGCTTTTTTACGATCAGTGTAAAATTGTTGAACTTGTGTAAAATTACAGGTCTCTGATGGTTCTTTGCATATCTTGGTTATTTTATAATGTAGGCGCCATAATTGTTTTTGGTCTTTTGGAACTTCGTTAATATTCTCAAAGAACGTCTTGCATTTATCACCATCGCATAATGCAGTTCTAAAATCCTCAATATTACTAAATGATTTAACTAATTCTGCCATAATATCATCTGCATCTGTATTTTTAGAAAGTTCAGTTTTAATATATTCTATTGCACTCATTCTATCTATATCATATCCGCACAAAAAAACTTACGCCGAACACATTTCACAAATCTCCTCTTCTTCACCCGCCGTTTTCTTCTCCGGTTCGATGGTGAATTGTTGCGCCTGATGCCGCGCCCGGCGTCTCAAATAATAAATCCCCGTCTTGAGTCCCTTCGACCAGGCATAAAAATGCATCGACGTCAGGGTCGAATAATTCGGGTCTTCCAACCACAAATTCAGACTCTGGCTCTGGCAAATATACGCCCCGCGGTCCGCCGCCATGTCTATGAGCCCCCTCATCGGTATTTCCCAGACCGTCTTGTATTTTTCCCGAATGGCCTCCGGCAAATCGCCTAAATGTTGGATGGACCCATGGTTCGCCACAATACTGTTTTTGACCCGTTCGTTCCACATTCCTAAATCTAGCAAATCCTTCATCAAATACTTGTTCGCCATGATGAATTCGCCAGCAATCGTTCGCCGACTGTAAATATTACTGGTGATGGGTTCAATACACTCATTGTATCCCAGGATTTGCGACGTCGAAGCGGTGGGCATCGGCGCCATCAGCAGCGAGTTCCGCATGCCATGTTCGCTTATCGAGCGCTTCAAGCTGGCCCAGTCATAGCGGTCCGATGGCACCACCCCCCACAAATCAAATTGCAATTTGCCTAAATCCGCCGGCGATCCCCGGAATGTTTCATAGGCCCCCTCCACTTTCGCCATCTCGCATGATTCAAAGACGGCCGCATGATAAATCGTCTCAAAAATCGAGCGGTTGATTTCGCGCGCCCCCTCCGAGGCAAACGCATGACCCATCATCATAAAGACATCGGCTAAACCCTGAACCCCGATGCCAATCGGACGATGACGCATGTTACTTCGGCGTGTCTTCTCCGTCGGATAATAATTCACATCTATAACACGATTCAGATTAAAGGTCACGACGCGACTCACTTGATGTAGTTTCTCGTAATCGAAAGTGGGTGGATTGGTCGTAGTATCTACGAACGCGGGTAGTGCAAGTGATGCTAAATTGCAAACGGCGGTTTCATCCTTGTCGGAATACTCGAGGATTTCGGAACACTGCGATGTCAATAGTCCACCGAAGATGCCGGCGTGTTTGAGGGGTTCGGTGAAACAATAGGTGTCGTCGCGGCGGCCTTCCATCACGATTTTAGTGACCTTGACGGCGACGGGCTCGTCTAAAACGGTGTTCGGAAGTTGCGCTTGGAAAATTTTCGTAGCGCGGGGGGCAAATCCGAGTGCAAACATTTTTTGCAAATCGTTGGGTTTCAAACAAATCGAGGTGGACCTAAAGGCGGTCTGTATGCCACAGGTTTGCAATATTAATTTCACATTGATGGCCCGGTTGTAGGTTTGTAATGCGAGAGTCAATTGTTTATCGCTATTATTAACGGTGCCATAATTATCGCATATTCCGGACAACCACTCCATTTTGGATTTCATATTGGTCGTCATCGGGAACGGGGTGTAATTCGCTTCGGTCCAGAATCCTTCATGGTAAGCGTTGGGACAATCGTCGGGACCATCAATGACGGGGAATTCACGTGTGAGTAGTTCAGTGCCGATTTCTAAATTCTTTGCTTCCACGATTGCGCCTTTTGTGTTATAGAATTTGTGGTATTTTGTGCACGACAGTTTGCATCCGTCGCTCGTATACACGTCAATCAATTCCTGGTTTTCGCCGGTTTTGCGGACGGTTACTTCGGAGAATTGCTCGCCGTTCCATACCTTCACCTGTTTGCCCTCTAGTGATTTGATTTCGACGTGTCCCTGGTCCGTGAGGATGGGGGTTTCCGGTGCAACGCAGAGATTCGATGATTTAATGGTGCCTACATTTTGTTGGTTGGATTTTTTGTTGGCGGCGTCTTTGTAGACTAAGTAGGGGGTGCCGGTTTCCATTTGCGCGTCCATGATTTGGAACCAGAGGTCACGGGCCTTGACGGTTTTGCGGCCTCTGCCCGCGGCTTCGTAGGAGGTATAGAGTTCTTTGAAGGCGTCGCCGTATACGTCGGCCAGGCCGGGACATTCGTCGGGGCACATCAGTGTCCATTGTCCGTCGGCCTTGATGCGTTCCATGAATAAATCGGGCATCCATAGCGCGTAAAAGAGGTCACGGGCCTTGAGTTCTTCGTCGCCGTGGTTTTTGCGCATCTGTAGGAACAGTTCAACGTCGGCGTGCCATGGCTCGAGGTAAATAGCGAAGCTGCCGTTGCGCTTTCCGCCTCCTTGGTCAACGTATTTTGCAGTGTTATTAAAGACTCGCAACATGGGGACAATCCCGTTCGATGAACCATTGGTTCCCCGAATATGGCTCCCAGAGGCGCGAATATTGTGAATATGCATACCGATACCACCCGCCCACTTCGAAATCAGAGCGCAGTCCTTCAACGTGTTATAGATGCCTTCGATGCTATCGCTCTCCATGGCAATCAAAAAACAACTCGACAATTGCGGATGTGGAGTGCCCGCATTGAACAGTGTCGGGGTGGCATGTGTGAAATATTTCTGCGACATCAAATCGTAGGTCTCCCGGACACGCGCGAGATTATCCCCGTGAATACCGATGGCGACGCGGAGCCACATATGTTGCGGTCTTTCGACGGTGACACGATTCACCTTCATCATGTAGGCGCGGTCTAACGTCTTGAACCCGAAATAATCAATCAAGTAGTCGCGGTCGTAGTCACACATGGCGTCGAGCTCGGCTTTGTGGGCTTGCACGACTGCATAGAGGCTTTCTGAGACGAGGGGCGATTGTTTGTCGTGTTTGTCTAAATAGTTCCAGAGTTGGTCCATGGCTTCGGAAAAGGTGGCCGGTGTGTTTTTGTGGTGGTTCGAGACGACAATGCGTCCAGCGAGCACATTGTAATCGGGATGAGTGGATGCCATGGAGGCGCACTGCTCGGCAGACAATTCATCGATTTTGGTGGTGGATATGCCGTCGTAGAGCTGGTCGATGACTTTCATCACCAGGGTGGTATAGTTGATTTTGATGCCGGCTTCTTGCCCTAATTTTTTGATACGCTGCAGAATTTTGTCAAAGGCGACGATTTCGCGCTCACCAGAACGTTTTGTGACATACATTTCATCGTTAGTGGTCGAAAACGCGGACATGTTAGATATAGGATGTAGGAAGATATGTTTAGGTAGTTTTCGAACACTAAATATGTGGCTGGACCGGCTAATCTAGGATGCATCATATTCGCATACAAAACATCTGCATCCGTAATGTGATTTATATGTGGTCTGTGTAGGCTTATCCGCAATCCACGGTCATTCGCAAAGTAATAGATGGATTTTCCGGTATGTGCAATAGGAATATTGACACAACAGCTGCGCACTGTGTGCTTGCGGAAGATTGGGTCAAAAATGTCTTGCAAAAACATTATTATGTATTTCGAAAAAAATTGAAAGGCTTTTTCCCCAATTTGTATCTTCCATCTCACAAAACAACAATACTATGGCACATTTTCCCGACTACGAAATCATCCCTTGCGGAAACTTTTATCAATACAATGGCGAACTCTATGCAAAGCAATTCCCTACCGAATGGGCACAAAACCATCTAGAAGGAACCGGTCCGCATTCATGCACCAATTGCCGGGCGTTCGGTAGCTGGAACGGCGTCTTCATCGGGTATTGCGTAAATTGTGCGCAATACGACTATGAATTTTCGCGTGGTCATGGTTTTCTCAAACCGGGTCAAGAAATCAGCAAAAAAAACGCGAATACAATTGGCGCAATGCAATCTTATCTAAAAGACATTGACCCGGATTGCATCGGCGACCGAGAAATCTTTGATAGTTATGCCGTTCATTATGGCTGCAACGATTCTGACGATTTTGCCGAAGAACTCTACCATTTAGAATCGACCATACTAGAATATTACAAAAACAAAGAAAACAAAGAAAACAAAAAAGACGATGATCAATTGCTCGATGATCAATTGCTCGATGATCAATTGCTCGATGATCAATTATCCGAAGCCTCGGATTATGATTCGGCCAATGAATCCGACGATGAGCTCAATACCGCAGTTATTTTAGACGATGCACCACTTGACTATCCTCCACAACAATATTGCTTCATGTAAAAACCCCTAAAAAATGACACCTGTAATAGGGTGTCATTTTTTATCTAGCTACCTCAGTAATCCATTTTCATCTAATTTAATCAAACATATGCCCCCACTTGCCGGCATATTGTGGATAATATGATTTCCACAAGCATCGGTCGCAATCATCGTTTTTTTCTTTGCCATTCGATGTTCATACCCCTCAACCCGCTCGCGGACAATGGTGTCCCACGTCTCCACAAAGACAGGCACCGCCTCCGCAAACCAGGCACGATTGCGCGGCACCAATACACACGATATTTCATCGCAATACCAGTATTTTGTATCAAATAGCACATAGTCTTCTGCAAACTCCGCGCGTTGACTTAGAATCCATTGTGTAATAGATTCTTGTGTGAAGGGGGTATCCAGAGGCATATATACATAATGAGGCGAACCATCATAGACCTCGTCGGCTTTCGCGACTAACATCTTGCGGACAAAGTGTAATAGTATGCCTTTGTATTCGCGGGTTTGGTCGGCCAGGGCGAGTTCGACGGTTTCATATTCTTTGATGCGGGTTTCGACGAAATCGCAGTAGTCGAGGTCGCAGGTTTCCATCTGGATTTGCATTTGTATCCAGTATTCTTCTTTTGGAATACCCGTGATTTCGCGGTTGAATATGTTTTTGATTTCGACCATGTGGCCATAGCGTTCGTGGTCGGGGTCCGTGACAATGCCATCGGGAGATGCGCCGATAAAGGGATATTGCGGATGGGGGATGCAACCGAACTCGGTGACTTGGGTGCAATACATTTGTTCGTATATCATCTTTGTCACGGGTTCGTATTTCACGCCCCAGTGCATCGACGTTTCCGTATTGACTGAGCCGCTCCCGCCTCCTCCTTCGTAAATGACGAGCGGTTTGCATTTTTCGTAAATGAGACTGTTGCGCTGGGCCTCAGACCCGAGGGCCTTGCTAATGTTGCTGGCGGTAATCATGTGATAGCGTGATTCGTGCCATTCTTTCGTCCGCTGCGTCGGTTGAGGAATATCGCGCAATCGACGAATCTGGGCGGCAATGGCGGATTTATCGCCGGGGACATTTTCGCAAAAAGGTTGCTGGCGTGGCGGTAGAATCTCCGTGGTCATGTAAAGTTCGTAGGCGGTTTTCACAAATTGTTCTAATTCGTCATAATCGGCGTCGGTGTTTGCACACAAGTCAAAGGTGACCCAGTCGGCAAAGAGCGTTTCGGATACGGATGTAATGAGGGTCTGCGCAAAATTCGGCGATGAATAGTGTAATAGATTTGTTTCGATGTATTCGTGGATGGTTTCCGCGACTTGTTCCTCGATATTATACCAGTCATCGTCGACCATTGCGTCGGTCCATGTTTTGTCGGTGAATAAGCGGCTGTAGCCGGGTGTGTCGGTCGACGACGTCGTGTCGAGGTCCGAAAAGGAAGATGTTGAACTCATGTTTTGTGTAATATAGTGTAATAGATTTATGTCATTTTCAATTTTCCATATTTTTGTTTTCTTCGGTCACCGATTCACTCGTTTCGGTCAACGGTGCCTTGCGTTTCGGAGTAAGGGATTTTAGCGTGCTGACACGTTTGGTGTCCAGGATTTTGAGCGTAAATGTGCGTGAAGTGCTGTTGAAAAACAGGGCGGGAATGGCCGTGATTTCGCCGTCTTTGGCATAGACCACGTCCTTTGTTTTTTGCAATTTCCCCCGTTCGAGACATTCGATGAAAAACCCTTTGAGATTTTTCACTTCTTTAGCCGGATAATTGTTGTCTTTGCCATATTTTTCGGCAAAGGCGTGGAGTTTCTGAATTTTGACGGTTTTGTCGAGCTTGTTCCATGAATCGCTCTTGTTTTTCTGTTTTTCTTTTTCGAGCAATTGGTCGATTTTGCTTGCACTTGCACTGGAACCGACACTTGCGCTGGCGCCGGATTCATCAATCATGGAGGGTATCATTAGTTATGGATATTGTCTTTATGTAGTAGAACATAAAATAATTCTATATCACTTTTTGTAATTGAGTTTTTGCGGCACAAAATGATGCAATAGAATATGTGCCACATGTATATGGATACTACGAAAAAAATTATATTGCCTGCGACGACAGGCGGTTCCGTTAAAATATCGAACGGATTGACAACTACATCATATGATTTTGACAAACAAATGGAAATGGTAGAAATACTCTACGAGAAATTGTGTAATAGTAATGATGTGGCTATGATGGAGAATCCACGACCCCTGCAAACAATCATTCAGCAATTGCAGAAAAAAATCGCCGGATACAAATCACAAGACGTGAAGAAACGGCTGTATAACCCCGACCGTTTTGTAAAACTGGAAGATGTCGTCAAGCAATTGTGGGACGCGAAACTCCAGTGTATTTATTGCAAAAAGCAGGTCTATGTTCTCTACGAGATTGTTCGCGAAGTCCATCAATGGACGCTCGACCGTATCAACAATTCTTATGGGCACAACCGCGATAATGTGATGATTTCGTGTCTAGAATGCAATGTCCGCAGAGGAACCATGTATCACGAAAGATATGCCTTCACCAAGACATTTACGCAAGTGAAGAAACTCGATTAGAAAATATGCGCAATTCTTTTCCCTGAAAATCTACATAAACAAATGGACTGTTTACCATACATCATGTTATCTAGTTCTCACACGAACATTGTCAAAAAACTCGATTATTTCTATGAAAACAACAAAATCCCCAATATGATTATTCACGGGTCCTCCGGAACGGGAAAGCGGACCCTCGTCTATGACTTTCTAAACAAGATTTATCAAAATGACAAGGCCCGCCTAAAAATGAACGTGATGACGGTGAATTGCGCCCACGGCAAAGGTATCAAGTTTATTCGCGAAGAACTCAAATTTTTCGCGAAAACGAATATTCAGAGTGGCGTGGCATTCAAATCGATTGTTCTCCTCAACGCCGATTATTTAACCATTGATGCGCAATCCGCCCTCCGACGATGCATCGAGCTCTTTAGTCACAACACCCGTTTTTTCATTATTGTAGAGAACATGAACAAATTGCTAAATCCCATCTTATCGAGGTTTTGCGCCATCTATGTGCCCGAATGTGTTATAGATGATGTGATTGTGAATCTTCATCAGCACAAGCTTTCGCAAAAATATCCCATTGACGACATCCTGGCCGACAAATATGCCTGGTTGCGCGAAAAACTCGCGGAAACATTTTCCGACGAAGCTGCGCCGACCACCGTAGTGCTGAGCGAACTGGCCGGAATACTCTATGAACGCGGCTATTCTTGTTTAGACGTGATTGATTGGCTCAAACAATATAGTTCATTTGACGGTGCTAAAAAATCCGAAATCGTCATGCATTTTCACAACATTCGCAAAGAATACCGTTGTGAAAAAATGTTGATGTTTTATGTGATGATAAAAATGGTGTAAACCCACATAAAGTGATTTCCACAAATCACTTTATGACTGAATCGTGTGCATTTTATTGTCTATGTTACAACAATTTGAAAAAACACCAGACCATGGGAGAACGTTTCGAACGCCTCGGTATACCGCTCTATATTTATAGTGGAGTTCCGATTACCGACCCCCGCATCCGGGATTATGATATACCCGAATCCGATAAACGTCTGTGGTCCGTCACCTACGGCCACCTCGACATGATACAACAATTCTATAACACCGATAAAAAATACGGGTTTTTTTGCGAAGACGACGTAATGATACATAGAGAGTTGCCGAGACTGCTTCCATCCGTCATGGCAGAATTTGACGCAATGAATTTAGACATTCTATTGCTCGGACACATGACCGCTTACAAAATCGAAGGGTGGATGCACGATTATTCGGTGAAACGTCATTTTGAAGACCGTCCATATAGTTATCACAATTATCCTAGCGACCACTGGGGTGCCCATTTGTATATGATTTCGCGAAATTATGCAAAATGGCTCTTAGAAAAATATGGAAGTGGATATGCTTATCAGTCATATGTAGACAAATCGTTGCCAGCATTTAGCCCCGACTGGACAATTACGAAACACTGCAATCGCGCATTGATGTATCCGATGTTGGCAGTGGAAGATGGAAATGGACAATATCCACCCGGCGGACAACGTAATTTTCATATGAATAGCCACAAACTCAATTATATTCCAGGTCTTTTCATTTAGTGTTATAGATATTGTTTAGGATACATAACAATCCGTGTTCATATTTGTGTCAAAATCGGAGAACCACGACAGCCAGCGCTCGTCACCCGCTTCCACATTGTATATCACATTGGCCATGAACTTTTCTTTTGCCTCTTCATACAAGAAAAAATAGAGCTTGTCTGAAAGGACGGTGCCGTGTTCCCAGTTGCCTGACGGACCTAAACAGCTGTCCGACCACGGATAAGTGGGGCAATATTCGCCCGCAATTCCCCATGCACAATATCCACCATATTGCGGTATATATTGTTCCGGGTTCTCGTCAAACATCGCTTTATGGTCATCGTTCGAGAACAAATAGGTGAATCCGTTATAGAGAGTGGAGATAGTATCGAGGCCACGTTGTCCCACATACGAATCATTATAGAAGTATGGTATGACATCGAGACCGCCGAGAACGGGATGACTTGATTGCGAACAGGCGGGTAAGGACGATGGACAGGTAGAACAGACCGTCGCTAAATTCATCGTCGTCGTGTATTGCACAATACCCATCGACGCAAATAGTGAAAATGCGACAATCGGAATGACCACCAAGATTTTTTCCATTTGTATATTTAGGCGAAATTTATTTAGGTCGTTTTTTCGGCGCGTTATTTGCATCTATAAAAAATGATACCATTATTTAGCAAAACATGGACGATTTCGTGTTGTCAAACTTACATGAAGCCCGCAATGAATGGTGCAGTCGTTTAGTGAGTATTTTCACGCCATTAGTCACGGAAGGTATCAAATCCATTTACGCCGAAGCGTGGAAAATGTGCGTCGACAATGACGAGGTCAGCAAATACTTGATGACCTTCCAGAATTTGTTGTCACGCGTGCCAAAATGGAACTCGGTCATTGTCGAAGAAGAGCGCAAACGTATTATAGAACGAAGTGGATGCAATTATTTAGAAGACTTGATAACATGTGTCCATATTATTCAACTCAAGGTGCTGACGTCGATTCGCGTGGGCAATAAACAGAAAAAAATCGACATTGCGATTCCGAAAATCGACCACTTTATTCACAAGGTCTATATTCACGTCGCCCGCAAAGTCTATATGAATGTCTATTTATTCGAGAAAAACGTGAATCCGCTGCAATTGCAGAAAAACGGCCGCGAGCTCGAAATGATTATTCAAGAATGTATCTTGATGGCGATTCGCGAATCCATTCCGACCGAAGCCATTATTCGCGCTTATATGGACGAAAGTGTCGAACAAGACGAGGAGGTCATTATCGAGAATTTAGACGAACCAGTTCTCCCAGGAGTCAAAGAACCGGTTATCGACGAACCATCTACGAATAGCGCAACAGAAAGTCATGCCATCACTGCATCCGCCCCCGAAGAACCCCCTACCATGATTCCCGCCATACAAAACTTGAATGACGAACCCGTCGTCACCCGTCTCACATTCAATGACTATGATGCGGTGTTAGACACCACCAATAATGTAGAGGAAAATGTGAGCGCCCCGAAGACCATTGAACGCCTCGAAGAAATCAGCACAGCGCGAGCCATACAGCGCAAACTGGATGAAGAAATGGAAGAAGACGACGACCGTATTCGCATACACGGCGACCCAATTGATTTGTCTGGATTCGATATTTTAGACGAGGTGGACAAAGGGGGTAATTTTGTTCTCAATGACACGCCTTCTCTCGATTTCGAAGAACTTGCGTAAAAACCGTGCGAAAACTTCCTTCCTAGATACTATTAGACTATGGAACATGTGTTCTTCATTGCCGTTTTCACCGTTATCGTGTTTTTACTTATTAAATTTTTGGAATCGAAATATTTAGACAAAGAATCAAAACCCCTGAAATTGCTGGTGCGGGATGCATTGGTCGTCTTTGTGTCGTCCATGACTGCGGCGTTCGGGTTCTTTTATTTTCAAACTACGATTCGGGATTTTTTCAATGTGGTTACCGACACCACCACGCTCAATAGCGCAAACACAGAAATTTTCACAGACACGCCTGGATTTTAGGTAATATTTGTGTAATAGATAATCTTTGTATTGTATATAGGAAATACAATACATGGACCATGAACCCTCGCTCGATTCCATCATTGTGAAGGTGCAACGTGAGAAAAAATTGCGTAAGGATGGGCAACCGCGCAAACCATATACTCGTAAGAAGGTGGAGAAACCAGTTTCGCCGAAAGGTTCTCCGAAGATAGTGATTATCAAAAAAACCCGGAAACAAAAGCCGAAAGTTTCTCCGAAAGGTTCTGAAAAGGAGGTTGGGGACAATGGTTCTCCTAAAGGTTCTGAAAAGGAGGTTGGGGACAATGGTTCTCCGAAAGGTTCTGAAAAGGAGGTTGGGGACAATGGTTCTCCGAAATCTTCTGAGAAGGAGGTTGGGGACAAAAGTTCGAAATCTATTGGACAAGAGGTTGGGGACAAAAGTTCGAAATCTATTGGACAAGAGGTTGGGGAAAAAGGTTCTCCTAAATCTTCTGAGAAGGAGGTTGGACAAGAAGGTTCTCCTAAAGGTTCTGAAAAGGAGGTGGTGAGTTCTCCAAAACCCCGTAGGAACGAAGACTATGCCACCATGCTCGAACAACTCGCCACGATTATGCAAAAGCGCGGCGACATGATTCGTTATCGCACCTACAAAAAAGCACAAGAAACCATTTTAGGCATTACCGACAACATTTATGAACCCAAAGATGTAGCCGGAAAACCAGGCATCGGTCCCACCATTTTAGAAAAACTCAAAGAGTTCACGGAAAAAGGCACCCTGAGTATGATTGAGCGCGAAAAGGCCAATCCCGAGAACATCTTCTCCGACATTTATGGCGTCGGCCCGAAAAAGGCCAAAGAAATCGTCGAGAAAGGAATCACCACGATTGCACAATTGCGCGAAAAACAAGACGAAGTTCTCAACGACATCCAGAAAGTAGGACTCAAATATTACGAAGATATTTTGAAACCGATTCCGAGGGCAGAAATAGACGAATATGCGCAAATATTTAACGAGGTATTTAACCAGGTGAAAACGGGTGATGCCGACCATTATGAAATCGTGGGCAGTTATCGTCGCGGGAAATCGACGTCCGGTGATATAGATGTGATTTTGACTTCGTCCGATGCCAAATTATTTACGAAATGGGTGGATGCCCTCGTGGAGCGCAACGTCATCGTGGAAATCTTGTCGCGTGGGAAGACGAAATGTCTGGTGATTGCCAGGCTCGGTGACCGGGCGGCCCGTCGCGTCGATTTTTTATTTAGTGGACCGGAAGAATACCCCTTCGCCATCTTGTATTTCACGGGAAGCAAAGGATTCAATGCGGCTATGCGCGGCCATGCGCTAAAAACGGGGGTGTCGCTCAATGAGCACGGGTTCTCGAAAATGGTCGCTAAAAAAAAGGAGGAAAAGCTGGATGTGGTCATGAAATCCGAGCGCGATATTTTCGACTATTTAGGACTAGTATACAAAGAGCCGGTCGAAAGGGTGGATAGCCGAGACGTGGTAGTCTCTTCCGACATTCTTGACCGAACTCATTTAGGTGAAAAAGAGAACCTAGACACCGAAAAACCCTCAAAATCGCCTGAAAAAAAAGTAAAGTTCTCATCATCGACAATTGTAAAACCGAAAAACAAAACGCGGCGGCTTCGTGTGGATACACCCAGTGAATCTATCGAAAAAATCGCCACTATTATACAAGAAGACGAATCGTCGAATAAATCAAAACCTGATTTAGTCGAATTCTGCAAAAGAGTGGTTGGCACCCCTTAGTAATTGATTTGTGCATTTATTGATATAAAATAGTGAGTTCAAGTGCCATAGAAAAATCATTGTAATTGAGGTCTATCAAATCTCCGAATTTATTCAGTAATTTGATTTGCATTTTGGATATGCGGACGGGTCCGAAATAGTCGCGCTGTTTATAGACGCGGTCGGAGGCATTGTCGAAAAGTGTGCTGTTGAAGAGGGTGGATATACTGATGCGCGCAATCACGTTGTTGCCGATGTATCCATTTTCGGTGGGCGCGGTGAATGTATCGGTGCTTTCATTGCGGTTAAAATCGTTCAAATCAATGTAGATGTAATTTTGCAAGGTGCTGCCATAGGCTGCTTCGCTCTGTAAAGAATAGTAATATGTAATTGCGGGGGAATCGTTGATATTGTCAATATAGACGTTTGTTTTGTCTATGACATAGGCGGATTTGCGGAACCCGAGAAACCATCCCAGGGTTTTTTTGAAGGCGTTCTCATCACTTGCATCATTGGTATTGAAATCGATTTCGAAATAAAAATTGGGCGAATAATAAGCATTCGTTGTGTCATAGGGTGAATTTCCAGTGTCAGTGGAATGCAATGCACGAATCGTAGTTTGCGCAGTAATGGAATCGACATCGAAATATAAAAATTTGAGACCATTGAAGTTGCCGTTTGCATTATCAGAAACGTTTTGTAAATAGTTATTCATGGCGGTTGCAAATGTTGGTGCCATATAATTACCGTCGGGCACGGTGATGGTCTGAATTTCGTTATGGTAAGTTGTAGATGTGCTCGTGTCTCTTACATTGTATAAATGCACGGTCATTTGATTGTTTTGCAATTTGCTGGAAATGGAATACCATACGGTGGGCAATTCTAAAGCGACGACTCGCATAGATACTACATTTTTGACGGGCTCGGCTAAATTCCAGATGAAATTACTCGCACTGGTGGATTCGTAATTTTCTCTAAATAAACTGTCCACATTGATGATTTTTGTGACCGTTTTCTTTTCCACGGGATTCAGGGAACCTTTGGTGTGAGTATAAGGCGTTGTATTTTCTTTAGGCATAATTAATTCGTCTTCGCGATTGTATGTATTAAAAAATCCGTTTTGTTTCATGATTCTTCTTCTTATAGTATATATATACTATTTATATGTTTACGGTCGGAAAAAGTTTATTCACAAGCAATCGACCCTCTTATCCTAACAATCTTCATAATATGGCAATCACTAGTGCGGGAAAGACTACCGGAAATATGTATACCAGTGACGAAACCGATTGGATTCGTAAATTAATGTTAAGTAAAACAATGACTAAAATAACCACCCATTATACAAATTATATCAATGGTCATTTTTCAGATGTAACGACTCCATTTAATTTAGAAAATGAGTTCAGTAATTTATCATCTGGATTACTTGAGTGGAGAAAAAATAGTAAAAACTATTCTACCTATGAAATGGTGCGCGCAAGTATTATCACCTCGCTAGAGTTATTACAACAGAGTTTGAATCAATATATGGATATGATTACTGCAACCGGTAAATTGAGCGCAGCTCAAACAAAGGCTGATATTTTAGATGATGCCACTGCACTAGAGGAGTATATTCAAAAATTGAACGATACATCTGAGTTGAACGTTTTCCCAGAAGTCACTGTGTCTGCGCCGTTATTTTCGATGAAACCCGAATATGTCTATTATATTCAACGTCACGGATTTCCAATAGGCGGTGTCTTTGATTCCGTCTATTTGGCATCTATTTTGCATGATATAGAACAAGGCATTTTGCAATAAACGTAGCAAAGATATTTGTGTAAAACAAGACATGTGATTGTCTTGTTTTAGGTTTTCATATGTTTATGGAATTACATTAGATAGTGGTAACAAAAGAATGGTAATTGATTTATGCAGTAATGACGATTTGCATCTTGTAAGTTCTTTCATCTACACGAGCACCTGAACCAGTAGTTGTGCTGTTAGAAGCAGTGGTGGTTCCCATTCCTAACTTGGTATCTAATACACGTTGGTCATTCGCAGGTGTAATAGTGAGTAAGAAGTTCAAGGTGTCACCAGCAACAAATGGCATAGATTGTTTCTCGTTAGTCGTAGTTGGGTCAGCAGTTTCACTGGTAGCGCTTGTAAAACGCTCAGGCTGTTGACTGTATAAACTAGTATGAATCGTGGATGGAATATTATATTTATCATTGTTCGATGAACTGATAGTTGCATCGAGAATAGTATAATAATCACCAGCAGAACCGTATTTAGTGAAAGAAACTCCACTAGCAACGGAACTAATGGAACCAGCCGAATTACTCACATCAAATGCATCAAGAATTGTTGCAACAACGTCATTTATTTCACCGTTGATATTATTGCATAATGTTTGTTCGGAACTAATTACATCAGTGAACAATGCAGAGAATCTATAATTGCCATAAGTTTCTTTTGCTACGTGGTTGATGAAATCCCAGGATAAAGGGTCATTATATCCAGATATAGATGTGCCAGTAGTTACAGGACCAATCCATTTTAATCCTGAGGCAACTGTGCTATTCACAGTAGCGGCGGTTTGAACAGTTACTGCAGCAGTAGATGCATAATTATAAGAAATATTAAATTTAGATTTATCTACATACATGCGCACATTACCATCTGTGCCATAAGCATATTTGAAGGCGGATTGTGCATCAGATAGAGACAATTTGACCTGGACAGTTGCATCAGAAGTGGAAATAGAAATTTCTTCTTGTTTTAATGAAGATAATAATCCAGCAAGGACTGCAGTATTGAAACCAGTCAAATCAATATCCATCGCACTAATTGACCCATCTAAGACAAGCATCAATCTACGTTTTCCTAGAGCAGGTGAAGCGTTAATCTGGGTGGTGCTCATCTCTTGAATTTGGGCTAAACTAAATCCACTAAAAGTGGCAACTGGGAAATTCGCCATGTGAATATCGGCATCTAGATACTCGATTTGAGTAGTAGGTAAATTACTAACTTGACTTGCAGTCATCACCATTGCTTGTCCTGAAGTAATTGATGCAGTATTGGCAAAAGGTGATGCAAAAGCAGTTGAGACGAGGGAACTGAATTTATTTGCAGCGATATAGGCAATTTTTGCACCTAATGCTTGGATTTGAGATGCGGACATACTACTTACAGTTACATTTGATGAACTAAATGCGGCGGCAACAGCAGTAGTCTGCAAACTACTAATACCATTTAATG